TGAATCTAGCAAAGTCAGTCTATTCTTAAACTATTTTCTACTATTATATAGGGGATGACCTTTTGGAAGGGTCCGTCGGATAGGGCAAACTAAATAAGCGAGAAAGCCTAATATAACAGGCTTTCTCGCTCTTTTTGTGTTGGAAACTGGATGACCTTTGTCCCTAATGTTGTCCCTCTAGTTGAGAAGGCATCAAGCTCATCTGCTATGCTTGCCTTGCGGTCCTTGGAGATGTGAGTATAGATGTCCATCGTGGTCTTGAGGTTCTTATGGCGCAGTCGATGCTGGGCGTCCTTGGGGTCTATGCCTAGCTCATAAAGTAGTGTAGCTTGTGAGTGACGGAAGCCATGAGGCGATATGCGATGCAATCCGAGCTCTGCAAGCTCTGCCTCATACTTGCGCCATAGCTTGGCTAGCCATTCGTTTGGTGCTGCTCGGTGGAAATGGCTCATATTCCGAGGGCTAGCGAATAGGTACTCGCTCAGAGAGACATCCACGACTTGATGCCATGAGCCTTTGACGATGGCTTTGCCGCATAGCTCCATAACGAGCTCAAACGTGTGCTGGTCGAGATAGACCTTGTTTTCTCCATGGTCAGCATTACCGGTCTTGGTGTGGTGAGAAACGACGGTAGCATTGCCTGGGCCCTCAGCCAAAGTCTTGTTAACGACTATCGAGCGGTCATCTTGATTGATGTCCGACTTGAGCAAGGCCAGTGCCTCGCCACGTCTAAGACCAGTAAAGGCTAAGAGGCGAAAGTAGACATACTTTTGGAACTCCAGATGGTCTCGGCAGAAGTCCAGGAAGGTGACCAACTGCTCTGGTGTGTAGACGTTCTGAGAGGCGCTTATTCTGCGTTCCTGGTAGCGTTCCTTGCTTGGGCTTATAATCACCTTGGCGAGAGGGTTCTCGCTTAAATAGCCTTCCTGGACGCCGAAATTAAGGACAGCACGAGCATGACCCACAATCTTCCGGAAGTCCTTTCGCTTGGCCCGGACCTGGGCCACCCATTTCTGCAAGTCGGGAACGGTCAAGGAATCGACATAATACTTGCCCAGGTAAGGCAAGATGTGTCCTTCGGAGTCTAGTCGATACTTGATAACGGTTGACTCTGTGACGCCTGTATCGCGGTAGAAATCGAGGAATAGGGCATATAGGTCCGCGTATTTGATTCTCTTCTCTGCGCCCTGTGACCGGACCCGGTCCAAGGCTCGCTCATAGTGCAGCTTTGCCTCTGCCTTGGATGAGAATCCCTTGCGCCGGAGCTTAATCTTGTCCCCAGTCTTGGGGTCAACTCCAGCATGGCCATAATACTGCCACTTAGTCTGGCCCCTGGATTCGTATTTAGAGTACTTGACCATGTCGGTACCTCCTATCTACCTCGTCTGTATGACGGGGCTATATTCCTGTAAAGAACCTAAATAAAAGTCTGATGATGCCCCATACAATTATGGCAGCGATAGGGGAAGAGAATAGGTTCATTGCGATACCTTCTCCCTTTTGCATCCCGGTAATGAAGTAATAAGCCGCGAACCCTAAACATCCGATGGTATCTACAGTGGTCCATCTTAACGGTTTTCGCTCTTTAACAGGCTCTGGTTTCTGCTTTGCAGCATCCTTGTCTATTTTCATAGGCTCCGAGGTGCGAATAGGCTTTTTCTTGACCTCGGTTTCTTGGGGCCTGTTTTCTAAAATATCCTTGAGTCGTTTATCAAACTTAGCATCAGCTTTTGATTTAGCTTTCTTCTTGCTACTGCCAGACGCACTCAACGGATTGACTCCGACAGTGGTTCGTTTGTAAACCCGATTCTTAATCGACTTCGACGGGTTCTTAAGTAGCCCGACGCCTTTCTTGCCATAGAACGGATTAAATGCGCTCTTGGCCTTGCGCTTCCACTTGCCGACGGTTCTTGCCTTGAGCGATTTCTTAAGGCTTGGCTTTCTGAGTCCTAATTTCATGTCGTCCCCCCCTATCTACAATTCTGTGCTTACCAGGGCAGCCTTGCCGATGATTCGTGCAGGGTTGTCTTTTGTTATGACATAAGGTGGATAGTCTGGATTGTCAGCAATCAACATGACGATGTCACCTTGTTTCTTAACTCTCTTAAGCGTGGCTTCGGTGTCACCGTTGACGAGCACCGCTGCGACTTCGCCATACTCGACCGTTGGCTGCTCTCTAATTAGGACCAGGCTACCCTCTGGGATAGTAGGAAGCATCGAATCACCTTGAGAGCGAAGGTAGAACAAATTGCCAGATGGCAGCCGGTCAGATAGCTCTTCTCGATAGCCTGTGATGTTTTCCTCTGCCAGGATTGGCTGGCCACACTTGATGGTGCCTAGGACAGGGACCCGGACAACCGATGCTCGGTCTACTTTAATGAGGTTGGTGGGGTAGTCTGATATCCCTATAAGAGTATTAGGCGATACGCCAAATGTGGCGGCAATAAGTCGGACTGTATCCATCCGAGGTTCTGCTTTTCCATTCTCCCACTTAGAAATGTTTGTCTTATTGAACCCGTCCGGGTACTTAGTATCAGAGGACGAGGCGAAGCGGTTCATCCGCTCTGCGAATTCTTCCTGGCTAAGTCCTAGCTCAAGTCTTAACCCTTTGATTATAGTTGCGAAGCTCATTGCTCTCACGCCTTCCTTCATCTTATGTAACCTCATTATACCGCTACGTTGCGAAAGAAACAACAGAAAAACTAAAAAAGTTTATCTTTTTTCACTTTTTTTGTTGACACTGAAAATTCAAAGGTGTATTATATGGTTACGGTTGAAACAAGATAAACCGAGAGAGGAGGATTAAGTAATGGCAACGATTAGAAAACGACCACCTTACAAAGGCTTCATGGCCTGGATGCTAGTCAATGACGTGAGCCGGAAGGACATTATCGAATTGCTATCTCTTAGCGATTCGACACTCAGTCATCGACTCAACGGAACAGGCGCAGACTTTAGTATTGAAGAAGTGCGGAAGCTCATCGCCACATACGGTGAGAGCATCAGCGAATTTTTTTTGACTCAAGAGTAGAAAAAAGATAAACACAGGAGGGTTACCAATGCAACTAGTAACATTAAACGAAAGCCACGAGCCAATCGTAAGTGGTCGGACACTTCATCGAGAGTTGGGCGTGGGTACCGAGTACGCCAAATGGATGACACGAATGACAGAGTACGGATTTGTAGAGGGTCAAGATTTCAACTCCGTCAAAATTGACGAGGTTCGCCAAGAGGGCAACCGACACGTCAAGCGCGAAATCACAGACCACGCTCTAAAGCTAGACATGGCCAAAGAGATTGCCATGATTCAACGGACGGAGAAAGGCAAAGAGGTCCGTCAGTACTTCATCCAAGTAGAGCGCGATTATAACTCACCAGAAAAAATCATGGCCAGAGCCTTGCTAATGGCCAACAACAAAGTGCTGACACTTGAGACGCAGGTTGAGGAGCTTAAGCCAAAGGCGCTATTTGCAGATGCAGTGGCAGCGAGCAAGACCAGCATCCTAATCGGCGAGCTAGCAAAGCTATTGAATCAAAACGGAGTGAAAATCGGTGGGACGCGCCTCTTTGCTTGGATGCGAGAGAATGGCTACCTAATCAAGCGCAAGGGCCAAGATTGGAACACGCCAACACAACGCGCCATGGAAATGGACCTCTTCGAAATCAAAGAGCGAACACACAGCAATCCGGACGGTTCTATCATCATCAGCAAGACCACGAAAGTGACCGGTAAAGGTCAGCAGTATTTCATCAACAAGTTTTTGCGATAGGAGGGCACACACATGGAAGCAATAATCATCCCACGCAAGGACGCATGGTTCCGAGAAAAGAAAGTCCTATATCCATACCGTATGGAGCTAGCCGAAGGCGAGCAACCGTATGACATGAGATTCGACCTTCCAGACGGTAACAGCGAGCTTTGCCACGCTACTGGATTGATGCTGGTAACAGGTCCTGGCATCGCGGACCAGTGGATAGAATACCGCGATAGTCAAGGGGGGCTGCACTATGGCAGATAGCTCACTTTTCTCTCAGAGCTTCGAGGCGGTCCTAGGCGGACAACTAATCGGCCTGGTCAAGGACGCCATCGGACGAATCGAGAAGGAATATCGCATCAAGGCAGAGTATCTCAGCAAAGGGGATGCTTGCACAGTCGCAGGGGTTGCTAGACCGACGCTAGAGTCTTGGCTTCGGAAGGGCCTGCCGGTATCGAAAATTGATGGGTGCTATCTCATCAAGAGAACAGACCTCGACGATTTCATCGAGTCGCACAAGATAGGAGAGTAAGAAATGAAAGTGACAGAGAAGAACATACATTGGCTAATGCTAGGCGCTCTAATGGTCATCTGCTTTGCGACCATGGTATGGGCCTGGTGGGTCAACGATTGCAAGCCAGGTGGCGATGGCATCGCAAATGGAATATGTATCCTAGCAATGGCCATCGGCTTGGTAGCTTGCGGATTCGCAGACTTGAATAAGGAGGACAAGTAATGGTCCAAATCCTATACAAATACGACGAACTAAAGCCAATGGCACAAGAAACAGCCGAACACTATATCATGTTTGAATTCGGCCTAACGGACATGGAAACCGAATACCAAGACATCAAAGACTATTGTCGGTGCTTCCTATTCGACCGGTACGGAAACGCAGAGGGCCCAGACAAACGCAGACGAGCGTTCCTTATGCAACAGCTCGAAAAGTCGCTTGATGGCTTGGAGAAAACAGGAGAACAAGGTCACATCGATGACTTACGTTTGTTCCTGGACAAAATAAAAAAGACCGACCAGGTTGCAGCCCGATTCGGTCAGTAAAACAGATACAAGGAGATTATATCATGAGAATTAAGCTAGATTCAATCACTATTAGAAACTTTAAGGGGATTTCACAATTCGAGCTTGCGACTTTAGGCAAAGGAATGGCTCTTTACGGTGGTAATGGTACCGGTAAGACAACGGTATACGACGCCTTTCTATGGTGCCTGTTTGGAAAGGACAGTAAAGACCAATCAGATACAAAATTTGATTGGAAGCCTCTGGATGAGAACAACCAGGAGAAGCACCACCTAGAAACAGAGGTCACCGTCAATCTTGTAATCGATGGCGTAGAGAAGGAACTAACTCGGAAGATTGCCGAGAAGTGGACCAAGAAGCGCGGCTCATTAAAAGAGAGCTTCGATGGTCACACTACATCGTACTACATCGATGAACTAAAGGTCTCACAGAGAGACTACAAATCAGCCATCGAAGAGTTAGGAGGAGAGCAACTCTTCCAGATGCTGACGAAAGTCAACTACTTCGCCGAGGTAATGAAGGCAGATGACCGTCGGAAGATTCTGCTGGAAATGGCTGGTGACGTGAGCGAGTCCGATGTAATTGCATCCAACAAGGAGCTTGCGAAGCTACCAGACATCCTAGATGGCAAGAGCGTCGAGGAGAGGACAGCGTTAGTCAAGCAAGCGATGAAGCAGGTCAACAAGGACATCAAAGAGCTTCCTGGTCGGATTGATGAGGCTCAACGTAGCCTGCCAGATATCGAAGAGCTCGATAAGCAAGAGTTGTCCACTCGCAAGCTATCACTCCAGGCTGATTTATCTCGCGCACAGGACGAGCTATCGGCCGCAAAGACCAATCAGCTAGGAGCGGAACTAAAAGCCCGGAGAGCTGAGCTAAAGGCCAAATTCGCAGAGGCTGAGCGGTTATATGCACTAGACGAAGCTAAGAAGTCAGCAGATGCGCTAACTTTGGAGCAAGACAAACTCAATCGGATGCGAGAATCAAGTGCCGGAGTCGAATCAGAACGCCACGAAGCTATGTCCAATCTTCGTAAGGCTAAAGATGGACGAGAAAGTGCAGAAAATGAAATCCGAAAGATGGAGAAATGGAACGAAGATGCAAGAGCAGAATTTGATAAATTGCAAGCTGAGACGTTCCCAGAATTCGACGAGCATCGCTTAACTTGCCCAGTTTGTGGCCAAAACTATGGCGAAGAAAAAATGGCTGAAATCAAAGCCAAGTACGAGCAAGAAAAGGCCGGATTCAATGAGATGAAGTCTGACAAGTTGAAGGACATCCGAAGCCAAGGCAAGAAGAATGTTGCGGAAATCAAACTTCTAAAGTCGGACATCGAAGAGGGTTCGGATTATATCAAAGAGCTCGAATTGAAAATCAAAGAGCTTGATAGCCTGCTAGAGATTAAAGCGAAAGATATTGCTGAACAAGCTAATCGAATCAAGGACTTAACCAAAGAGGCGCCAACGTTCCGGACCACTCCAGAGGCCAAGGCTCTAATCGAAGAGGGTGAGGAAATCAACGCCAAACTAGAATCCCTGGACCGCGACCAAGAGGCAGTAGTGCTAGAGGCCGAGGCTAAGGTAGGAGCTATCCTGGCAGAGATTAACGACGTCAACGACTTGCTTTACCGATTCGAGCTACACGCCAAGCAACAAGAGCGTGTAGATGAACTCATCGCCAAGGAGCAGAGCTTAGGCCTCAAATTCGGCGAGTTAGAGCAACAGCTCATGGTCCTAGAGGAATACGTCCGGACCAAAGTAAGCCTGCTCACAGACACCATCAATTGCAAATTCCGAATCGTGAAATTCAAGCTGTTCGATACAGCTATCAATGGTGGCTTGATTGAATGCTGCGAGCCAACGGTTGGCGGGGCAAACTACTCAACTGGCCTCAATAACGCAGCAAGAATCAACGCTGGTCTCGACATCATCAACGCGTTGATGAGCCACTACGATTTGCATTTACCTCTGTTCGTCGACAACGCAGAGAGCGTCAACGAGCTCATTGAGGTAGATACGCAGGTCATCACTCTATCAGTATCTCAAGATAAAAAATTAACAGTGAAGGAGTAATCAATCATGGCAAACGAATTGACACTATTACAAAAAGACATCACAGACAACATCGCTCGAAAATTAGATGAATTGAAGAAGGATGGAGGATTGGCCATCCCTGCCAATTACAATCCGGCCAACGCATTAAAGAGCGCGTTCTTCGAGATGACGAACTCGGCAAGTGGCAACTTGCTGGAAAAATGTTCTCGCGAGAGCATCGCCAACTCCCTCCTCAATATGGCCATCCAAGGCCTTAGCCCTGCGAAAAAGCAGTGCTACTTCGTCCCTTACGGACAAAACTTGTCCATGCAGCGTTCTTACTTCGGAACGCAGAAAGTAGTCAAGAGCCTAACCAACGTGGAAGATATTTGGGCAACAATCATCTATGAAGGTGATGAATTCGAGATTGAGATTGAAGGCGGCCGCGAACGGATTGCTAAGCACACGACCAGCTTCCTCAATCGGGACAACGACATCATCGGTGCCTACTGTATCATCAAGAAAACAGATGGCGAGGAGGTCCTCACAGTGATGACTCGAAAAGAAATCGAAGCATCCTGGAGCCAATCGAAGAACAAGAGCGTACAGAATAAGTTTCCGCAGGAAATGGCCAAGCGGACGGTCATCAACAGAGCGGCCAAGGCGTTCATCAACACGAGCGATGACAGCGACGCGCTCATCCAGGCAGTAAATGACACAACCGAAGAAGAATTCGAGAACGACCAAGAGCGAGCTGTTCGCGACGTCACCGAAACGGTCGAGCGAGAGGCTAATCAAGTACTCATCGAAACCAAACCAAAAGCAAAGGCAAAAGCTAAGCCTAAGCCAGAGCCAGAAGCTGTTGAAGTACCAGAGGACATCTCATTGCCAGGCGAAATCATTCAAGCGGAAGAAATTGCTAACGAAATGGGTGATTTGTTTGAAGAAGGGCCGGGATTCTAATGGTTGAAATCAAGACATTCGGCTCTAGCTCCAAAGGCAACTGCTATCTTCTAACCGAGGGTAGCAGCAGCCTCCTCATTGAGGCCGGGGTCAATCCATCAAAGCTTAAGATTCCATGGGCTCAAGTTGATGGCATCTTATTGACACATGAGCATCAAGACCATGGCAAGTACATCAATCAAGTGCTCAAGCGATGCGGTGCCAATGTAGCAAGCACCAAGGGGACACTCGACGCTCTGGATGTGCCAGACCACAGACGGATAGAGCTCGACAACAACGACGAGACTTCATTCAACACAAAGAACAAGGCGTGTGCCTGGGAAATCGAGGTGTTTGACGTCGAGCACGACGCAGCAGACCCAGTCGGATTTGTCATCATAACGCCGATGGGGAAGGTCATCCTCTTTGCAACAGACACATATTACATTCGATACAGATTCAGCTATGTAAATATTGCCATGATTGAGTGCAATTATGACCTAGTCCGGTTAGAGCAACAATTCCAATTAGGTCATATCGACAAGAGACAATACTCTCGGATTCTGAGAAGCCACTTTGCTCTTGACCACGTCATCAAATTCTTCAACGCAAACAATTCTTGGGAAGGGGTCCTGGAAGAAGTACATCTGCTGCACTTATCCGACCGCAACTCCGATGCCGAGTATTTCCGCCAAGAAATAGCCGAAGTGACAGGCGTTCCGGTCTATATCGCAGGAGAGGAGGAGTAACATGGCAAGGCCAATCAAGGACGGGATAGATTACTTTAGCTTTGATGTCGATTTCCTTCGTGACCTAAAAGTACGCCGAATTATGAGGGCCTGTGGCAACGTATCAATCGCGGTCTTGATTTGCATCCTCTCGACCATCTATCGAGAAAACGGGTATTACATGACATGGAGCGATGACCTAGCTTTCATTATCGCAGAGGAAACTATGGCCACAGAGGAGGAAGTATTAGCTGTACTAGACAAGAGCCTGGAGGTCGGACTATTCGACAGAGGACTATTCAAGAGCCGAAAGGTGCTCACCTCAAGAGGCATCCAGAAGAGATTCTCTAAAGCAACAGAGCGGCGTAGCGTTTCTCGTATCGATAGCGAATTAAGTCTATTATTCACTAATGAATAGGGGTTATTGCATACAGAAACTCGGTTATTGCATACAGAAACTCGGTTATTGCATACAGAAACTCGGTTATTGCATACAGAAAGTACACAAAGTAAAGGAAAGAAAAGTAAATAAAAGAAAAGGCGCCCTCCCGGCGCCCTGGAAAGTAAAGTATATCTAGTAATCAATTAGAATGTACTAAATAAATTATATCTAGTATATAAAACATACTAGTTATAGCTAATTACTAGTTATATACAGGGAAAGGAGACCACCATGCAGGAGATAGGACAAGTAATAGGCGAGCTACCAACCACAGAAGAGCGCAAGCAGAGGGGTAGGGATAGAATCCTAACCATCTTGGCTGATGAGGATGTCAAAGCATTTATTGCAGAGTATCATCTCGATAAGGCGAAGGTGAAGGAGTCAATGTCTCGATTCAACGAATACTGGCTAAACAAGAGAGAGAAGCCTAGCAAGCCTCCGGAGCTTCGATACAACGATGGGCAGGTACAGGTCTACTATCCACCAGTTGAATTCACTCCTAGACAACGGATGGGCATCAGCACAGCGTTGGTCTTGGATAAGGTGACGGAGGCATTGCCAGTCTTTACTTTGGACCAGGTGACCGTCAATCCGGAAGCAGAGGGCATTCTCAAGGCATTCAAGCGATTGGTTCGCAATTATGAATTCATGGGAGACCAGTCCGGTGTCTGGCTATATGGTGACTTCGGCTTAGGCAAGAGCTACCTAATGGCTGGCGTAGCAAGAAGCCTCCACGAAAAGGGAGCAGGAGTGACTTATATCACGACATCAAGCCTCTTGGAGGACTTAAAGGCACTATTCGACGTAAACGACAACGCAAAGATTCGCAAGATTGCGAGCCTTAAAAATGCAGAGGTTCTAATCTTGGATGATATCGGGACGGAGAACACAGGCGAATGGGGATATAAGACCATCCTGTATGAAATCCTCAACTACCGGGCAAATAACAACCGCTTGACGTTCTTCACATCGAACCTCACGCAGGAAGAATTCGTAGCGCAAGTAGAGCGTCGGCTTAAGAGTCGACTGGACGCAGGACGGATGCTAGAGCGCATCCAGGTATTGTCAAAGCAGGTCCTAATGACCGGACCAAACATGAGGAGGAAGGCATAGCATGAAACTAGAGACTTTGAAAGAATGGCTAGAGCGACTTGGACTTGAGGCCAACATTGCGTCCGGTTATCTACACATTTGGGGCGCTGACGAGTACTTCGGAGCCGTCGGCTTTGACGGTGAGTTCTATCCTGGGCAATTCTTCGACGAACTAACCGACAAGGACCAAGGCCAGATAACATACCTAATCGCGAAATGGAAAGGGACGGTCAAGCATGAGGCAATACTGGAATTCGGGCCGGAGAAAGGCTAACAAGTATGGCGCAAAGCCTAAGACGGTCGATGGCATCCGATTCGACTCGACTCTGGAAGCTCGATACTACGAGCATCTAAAGCTACTCAAGCAAGCTGGCGTCATATCCGAGCTAGAGCTTCAAGTCAAATGCGAGTTACTGCCGGCTCAGAAGCACCCAGTCACAGGAAAGCACATCCGAGCGATTAACTACATCGCCGACTTCCGCGTGACCTATCCAGATGGCTCTGTCGAGTATCTAGATACCAAGGGCTTCGAAAAGCCGGAATTCAAGCTCAAGGCCAAGCTGTTTATCGCTAAATATAAGCAGCCGCTATGGCTAATTCGTAAAACGGGCAAAAATTGGGCCAAAGATGCGATTTACTCTTAAGGAATATAAATATATGCCTTTGCTATTAAAATGGCAGGAGCCTAGGAAATTTTGCCGAATTAAGCAAGATAAGGGGGAAGTAAGATGAGATTCCACGAGATTAACTGGTACGAGGTCGGCAGACGCATCCGGGAGGTCAGAAAAAAATTAGGCTATGAGCAATGGGAAATGGCTCAAATCGTCGGATGCAAAAAGACTTCGCTCGTCAAATTCGAGCAGGGCGAGCGAGTCAACAGCACTCAGACGCTCGTCAACATCGCCAACGTCGGCAATGTCAGCATTGACTGGCTGATTCTTGGGGATAAGGAAATTTTAAGAAAAAATATGAAGCCATTGGGGAAACCACTGGGACAACCACTGATGCAACCATTAGTACAGTCTTTGGTTAGATATTGATACAGATAGGAGATGCAAAATGGGAATCTTAATATTGGCAGCAATCGTTGTCTCGTTCGTGTCCTGGGTTTATCTTGGATGGATGCTATATCAAGAGCAACAGGAGGAACGACGTCGCTTCACAGATGAGTGGCGGAATCGGAATGAGAGAGGGGAAGAATGATGAAGAGAGTAGTAATTGAATTACCAGACAGTGCCGGAATGATTACATTGACGGCTATTGGAACACAGCAAATAAATTTTCAGATGAGAATAATGGCAGACCAAAGAATTGTTACTTTAACAGAGCAAGAGACTAAGGTGACGGTTGGTGAAGATTGGGAGGATGAAGAGTAATGTTTATCATAGTAACTTTTAAAAATGACGTGATGTATATTAACGTCGAGCATATCGAGATGTTTAAGAATCGCGTTGATTATACTCAAATATGGCTAGGTAACGGTTATACTGTCGCAGTAAACGAGACTTCGGAGGAAATACTTAAACTAATCGAGGAGGCACGAAACCATGGCAACCAAGGCTAGATTGCGAATGACGTTTGAAATGCCATCGAATGGCAAGCTAAGACAATTTACAGTAACAGAAGAGGACGAGCTGCTACTAGGACTTACCAAGGATAACAGAACATGCTTGTTTATCAATGGATTGTATATAGATATCGACCTGGAGCGCGACAAGGCGCTTGAGGTTATCGGGTCGGCAAAAGTGGAGGTGTATTGACATGATTAAAATTTATAAAGTTGACACGTTCGAGAAACTTGAATATCTACTTAACACCTTGCATGAGCAAGGAGCGAAGTGGTGTGATGGTGAGTCTTTAGACAATAAAAAAGCAATCCATAATATTTGGGGTGTTTGGGGAGATGGTGTTTTTATTTACAAAAAGGGTGAGACAGTAACATTTTCTCGCTCAGGATACATCGAGCAGGTACTGGAAAGATTTGAAAATAAAGGAGAAGAGTACACAATCATCGAAGATGTTAAGTTACCTAATTCAAAACAAACGGATGGCAGCCAAGTCGAGCAGCCTAGCCACTACATCGGAGATAAGGGCTTGGAGGTCCGAGAAATCGAGGAGAATTTCTTAGTGCGCTACCAGGATGGCCATCTAGCACACCTAGCTGGAGCATTGCTTGAATATCTATTGCGAGCACCATCCAAGGGCAAACTGGACGAGGACATTCAGAAAGTCAAATACCTGGCCAATGAGATGGCTGAGTATGTTGAGAAGGGTAAAGAGGCTCGTTGATTATGAACCATAAGAAAAGAATCAAGTCGTTAATCAAGAAAACTCCTGCTTACGATTACCAAAATCAAGTCATGAAAAAGCATGGTGACTTCATCAGAGCTTATTGTGCCGACCGCATGGAACAGGCCCTTTACAACTATCTTGGCGCCACGATGATGGTCTTGAGAGACAAATACGGATTTGGCAAGCAGAGGTTGGAAAACACGATGAGAGAAATCACTCTTCAAGTGGGCCACATCACGTCAAAACACGCAACAGCAGAGGACATGATTGCTCTCATCGAGGAAGAAACGGGATTCAATTTGCCAGCATTCGTTGCTGGAATGTATGAGGAGGAAAATAAATGAGTGCAAGGAGACAACCAACAATGAACAAGCAAATTATTACAGGTCCTAACGTGATTGAAAAAGGCAACATTATAATGCAGGAAAGCGTCGGAACAGGTGAGTATAAAGGTGATAAAATCATCCTTGCCCACGACGTGTTCACCGGTGCTCCTGTAATCACATACAAAGGGCGCACCGCGGTGTGGGATTGGGAAACTCTGACTAAAGGCGCAATAGACGCTATTAGCACAGTACTGGCACTGGAGGAATAGCACTATGAAAAACAACGGATGCGGTTGTCTACTTTTGCTGGCGCTGTTGATATTTGCGCCACAGCTATTCGTATTATTGGCCTTGGTCCTGGTTGTCATGGCATTACTCAAGTACTTACTAAATTAAAGGAGCATCTCAAAATGAAAAATATCGCAGTATATGGAAAGCCTAATTGCCCTAATTGTGACAAGGTTAAAAAATGGCTGTCAGAGCATGAAATTCAATTCGATTATTACGATGTCACACTTGATGCAGCGGCACTCAACCGCATCAAGGTCGAAGGTTACCAGCAACTGCCGGTCGTATCAATCAACGACTTTGAGGACTCATTCTCCGGATTCAATCCAGCTGGTCTAGTCCGGTTAACCTGGGAGGAATAGTGATGAAAGCTAGCCGGATGATTGTTGGCGAGAAGTACAAGGTAGGAGTCATCGTCGGAACATACGTCAGAATGAATGGCAAGATGATTGTGCTAGAGAACAATGGCACCGAGGTCCATGCCAACCCTAACGACAAGATTAAGAAATACACAGGTGAGACAACAGAATCGCTATACACAAACAAATATCCATGTAAGGCCTGTGGAGAGCGAAAACTTGCTTGTGAGTTTAGACGTACAAAGAACGGCGGCCTAACGCGCACTTGCCTAGAATGTCTGTCTCAAGCTCAATCCAGAAACGCTCGGAACCGCTGGAAGAACAAGAAACAGGAGGAATCCAAATGAAAATCGCAGAAGAGAATCCAACATATCACGAGGCATACGATGACCATGTTGTTATGAGTAAATTTGAGCCAGGAGACCATCGCACAGTCTACCGATTTGAGAATGGATTCGGCGCAAATGTGATAAATCATCTCTGGAGCGACGGCACCAGCTTGACCCAGGTAGAATTCGGCCGCCATGGCGAGATTATCCGCTTGGAAGCAGGAGATGACTCAATCGGGACAATCCGAGGAATCGTAGATAAAGATGAGCTATCGCGCCATCTCGAAACCATCAAAGAAATGGAGAAATTAAGATGAATTATACAATCCAAATCGGACGCTTGACCAAAGATGTCGAGCTCCGATACACGCAACAAGGAACAGCGGTTGCTAACTTCACTGTGGCAGTAAATCGGGACAGAACAGCTAATGGCGAGCCAGAGGCAGATTTCCACCGATGCACTGCCTGGGGCAAGACAGCCGAAGCAATAGCCAACTACCTCCGAAAAGGGGACATGGCTGCTGTGTTTGGCAAAGTGCATAATCGCTCGTATGAGAAAGATGGCCAAAGAGTCTACATCACCGAGATTAAGGTAGACCAAGTCAAATTCTTGACCCCTAGAAACCAACAGCAAAGCCAAGGACAGGCTCAATCGTATAATCAAGGTAATTACAACACTCACGCTCAAAACAGCGTACAGGCGAGCTTTGGGGCCGATACATCATTCATGAATGAAGGCCATCCAATCGACATCTCAGAAGATGACCTGCCATTCTAAATTGAGGGGTGAGTTATGGAAATGGACCTATTTAAGCCAATCGATGACGCAAAGACCATCGATAACGTGAAGCGATTCCTGTCAACTTATTACTGGAGATGGAAACGGACGTCTGGTGAATCATTCGAGAGCAAGGTCACAGCGACTTACTCATTCGAGCCTAGGTCATATACTGGACAGGTAAGCAAGCCAATCGAGGCTCACGTTGTAAGACAGCAGACAGCCATCAAAGAGGTGGAGGTAATTGAAGATGCCATCAATAGCATCTTTGATTCATTCGCTCGCCAGGTCATCATCGAACGCTACTGCCTCAATCGACCAAAAACTATCGAGGAGATATGCTTGGACTATAATTATTCAGTCGAGACATTCTATTTGCTCCATGATAAGGCTCTTCTAAACTTTGCAGACTACTATAAAGCTGGTGAGTTACAGGTTTATAAAACCGAAGAAAAAGAGAAGAAATCCAGAAAGAATTCAGAGTGAAAAGTGCATAATAAGGTGTTAAGATAGTATTGTAAGGTAGGAAGGTAAACTACTTTGCAGATTCCATGTTTGTGCTCCTTAAGGAATCTAGTATATATAAGCGAGAGGTTTCTTTCACACTTTCTTCCTCTCGCTTGTTTTCGAGAAAGAACAACGGAAGTTCACTTGACTTGCGAGTCAAGAGGTGCTGGTTCGAGTCCGGCTCTCGAAATAGCAATGGTCAATCTACCCTATGATTGGTTGTTGTGAATCGTGACTGACTTGCACGATGTGTTCCTCTCTATATAGTCTTACCCCTCTTTAATTGGAAGAGGGGTATTTATTTTAATGATTAAGAGGTGATGGAAAATGACGAAATTGTCAATAAAGCAAAAGAGATTCGCCGATGAGTACATCATCAGTGGAAATGCCTATCAATCAGCTATTGATGCTGGTTATAGCAAGACGTATGCAAAGTCCGATTCTCATAAGTTACTGGAAAAAACCGGAATTAAGGCATATATAGACTCTCGGCTGGCTCAAATCGACAACAAGAAGATAGCCGACCAGCAAGAAGTACTCGAATATCTGACATCGGTAATGCGAGGAGAGGTCACTGAGCCGCTCACTGTTTTGGACGGTGAAGGATATCAAAAGGTGATTGATGCCTCGCCGAGTGTAGCAACTCGCAACAAGGCAGCAGAGCTCTTAGGTAAGCGATACAGGATATTCACCGAGAAGCAAGAGGTCGAAGTGACTGGCCAGGTGATATTCAATGGCGAAGCCGAAATCGAAGATTAACATTCACCTGCCATCGCTCATTGGCAAAGGCTATGGAGCTTTCTGGCGGTCAAGGGACTTCTACCGAGTAGTCAAAGGAAGTCGTGGGAGCAAGAAGTCCAAGACAACTGCTCTCAATTTCATTTTCAATATGCTAAAGTATCCATGGGCTAACTTGTTAGTGGTCCGGAGATACTCAAACACCAACAAACAATCAACCTATACCGACTTGAAGTGGGCTGCGAACCAATTAGGCGTGGCTCACTTATTTAAGTTTAACGAGAGTCTTCCAGAGATAACGGTCAAGGCCACAGGCCAGAAGATTCTATTCCGAGGCTTGGATGACGAGCTCAAGATAACGTCTATCACTGTTGATGTTGGCGTCTTGTGCTGGGCCTGGTTTGAAGAGGCTTATCAGATTGAGAACCAGGATAAGTTTTCGACTGTCGTTGAATCCATCCGGGGGAGCTACGACTCACCGGATTTCTTCAAGCAGATAACGGTCACCTTCAACCCTTGGTCCGAAAGGCACTGGCTCAAGCGAGCGTTCTTCGATGAGGAGACGAAGCTAGCCAACACGCTATCAATAACGACCACGTTTAGATGCAACGAATGGCTCGATGACGTCGACGTTAAGAGATACCTAGACTTGTACCGGACCAATCCTAGACGTGCCAGAATCGTCTGTGATGGCGAATGGGGCATCGCAGAGGGCCTTGTATTCGACAATGTTAATTACATGGAATTCGACAAGGACGAGCTGCTTAAAACAGGTAAATATGAGCTCTGTGTTGGTCTTGACTTTGGTTTTACCAACGACCCTACCGCGCTTATCGCCTATCTCATTGATGAGGAGGCAAAGGAGATTTACATCTTCGATGAGCATTACCAGCAAGGTCTAAGCACTCGCGAGATTGCCCAGATGATTCGCAGCAAAGGTTACCAGAACGCAGTCATCGTGGCAGATAACAGCGAGGGACGTCTTATCTCAGAGCTTAAGAATGAGCATGGTATAAGGCGGATTCAAAAGACCAGGAAGGGGAAAGACAGCATCAATGCTGACATCTCCGACCTCAAGGACTACAAGATATTCTGCCATCCGGACTGCGAGGAGACCAAGGAAGAATTCTACTCCTACACCTACCAGCAGGACAAGGAAGGCAACTGGCTAAACAAACCAATCGATAAATTCAACCACTTGATGGATGCCTTTCGTTATGGCCTCCAATGTGTCAAGAACAGAGCAAAAATCAAAACATTCAAAGGAGGCTTATAGATGGCTAACATCAGACTTAGCAAGCGCAAGCTGTTCACGACTTCGCGTAACAATCCAATCACACCGGCACTCGTCGCAGAGGCCATCAACTTGCACAAAGCCAATCTGCTTGGCAAGTACAAGGAAAACGAAAATATGTATATGTCAGACCACGGCATCCTTCACCAGGCGCCTAAAGAGGCTTTTAAGCCGGACAACAGGCTGGTCATCAACTATGCCAAGTACATCGTGGACACGTTTGGTGGCTACCACATGGGGATTCCGGTTAAGGTAAGCCATGATGACACCAAGGTCGATGACTTCATTGCTGACTTCCGTAAGCGGAACGATATGGAGGATTCAGAGTATGAAGTGGCCAAGCTCGTGGATATCTTCGGTCATGCCTTCATCTACCTCTACCAGGACGAAGCAGCAGACACTCGAATGACCTATGACACGCCAATAAACATGATTCTGGTCCATGATGACAGCATCCAAGAGCGACCTTACTTCGCTATCCGATACTCACACGATGAGAAAACCAACTTCTCAAGCGGTGAAGTCATCACTGAGGATGAGATTATTCCGTTGGCTAAGAACCTAGCGACAAATGATGTCCGATTCTTGGAGCCTACGCCTCACCACTTCGCTGGCTTACCTATTATTGAGGTCATCGAGAATGACGAGCGTCAAGGGTTATTTGATGCTGTCAAGACACTCATCCATGGCTTGAATAAGGCTGTGAGTGAGAAAGCTAATGACGTGGATTACTTCGCCGATGCCTATCTCAAGATTATCGGTGTGGAGTTAGACGAAGAGGTCACTAAGACAATCCGAGATGCTCGTATTCTCAACCTGTTTGGGGAGCAAGGCGTGACGGTTGATGCAGGCTTCCTAGACAAGCCAAACGCCGACACAACGCAAGAGAACCTCATCAAGCTGTTGGTTGATTCTATCTTTACCATCTCGATGGTGGCCAACCTGTCCGATGAAAACTTCGGTCAATCAAGTGGGACCGCCTTGGCATTCAAGCTCCAGCCAATGTCAAACATGGCACTGGCAAAGGACCGCAAGATTCAATCGGCATTCAGTCGGATGTATCAGCAGGTCTTTAGCATTCCGCTCTCTGGCATTCCAGAGGATGCCTGGAAGGAAATCAAGTATCAATTCACTCGCAATATGCCTCGCAACCTCAAGGAAGAGGCAGAGGTTGCTAAGCTACTGGATGGCCAAGTCTCAGATGAGACCAAACTCTCGACGTTGTCTATCGTTGACAACGCCAAGGACGAGCTAGAGAAGGTCAACAAGGAGAAAGAGTCTGGCAGTCAATTAGAGCGCCAGATTGAGGTTAATGCACGACGCACAGATGCTGACCTGTTGGGAGACAACGGGGTGATTGCAGATGGCGGACAATAGTTACTGGAGCAAGCGTCTCAAACAAGAATTGCAGGCCAAGCAAGCGAGCGAGGCAGATGTCGACAAAGCGATGTCTGCCTTGTATCGAGTGCATCAGACCAACATCGAGAAAGAGATACAATCCTTCTATCAGAAGTATGCTGATGATGAAGGCGTGTCTATCTCAGAGGCTAAGAAACGAGCCGATAAGGTCGATGTGCAGGCTTTTGCTGACAAGGCCAAGCGATATGTCGAGGAGAAGAATTTCAGTCCACGAGCTAACGCAGAGCTCAAACTCTACAACCTCAAAATGAGGGTCAGTCGAGCAGAGCTATTGCAATACAACATGGACCTGGAGTTATTGGCTCTGGGTGAAGGTGAACGTCAACTGACCGAGAAATTCCTCAAAGCAGGCTTTGCCGATGAGGTCAAATCTCAGTCTGGTATTCTAGGCGAGTACATCAAGAATCCTAAGACTGTCGAGCGGTCGATGGAGGCAGTGCTCAATGTGCCATTTGAAGGCGTGACCTGGTCTGAGCGAATCTGGGAACGACAGCAAGCTCTACGTCAAGTAGTGGCTCGTACAGCTCACGAGACACTCGTCAGAGGCCGGAATGCCATGGCTATGATACCAGAGCTCCGTCGAGAGTTTGGTGTCAGCAAGTCGGCCGCTAAACGATTAGCAGTCACAGAGGTGGCTCGTGTCCAATCAGAGGCTCAGAAAATTAGCATGATAGAGAATGGATTCGATGAGTACGAGTACATTGCAGAGCCAACAGCTTGCCCTATCTGCGCCAAATTAGATGGTAATATCTACAAGGTATCAGAGATGGAGCCTGGTAAGAATTGCGCTCCGATGCACCCTCATTGCCATTGCAGCACTGCTCCTCACGTCAAACGTGATAAGGAATCTCTTTCCGAGTCGAGCGACGCTCTGAAAGAGAAAATAGACAACCTAGATATTGCTTCCGCTTCTGTGAGTGATATAATTGAGATAGGGGAAGCTATTAACGCAAAGCATGATGTTGCAGGGGCAATCGGAGACCATGAGAAGCTCAAGGAAATATTCTCCAATTACAGAGAAATGGGAGGGGTCATTTCTAAAGAGACGTGGGCCAAAGGTTCGTCTAAACTCATAAAAGACCAGCTATCTGATGCCTTTGCTCAATATCCAAAGGATTGGGCGAATATTCCAAGTAAAAATGGGAGACAGCTTTATATCCTAAAAAGGGAACGAGGATACTTTGCTGAGGGCGCTGTGAATGCGAATAGATATGCTAATATCCCTAACTTTAGAACAGGTTATTTAACAATAGCATCAGAAGGAACTTCAAGGGCCACCGTATATCACGAAATAGGGCACATGGTCGAGTGGGGAAATAAGGACACAGAGAGAATCAGCAGGGAATTCATCAAGAAAAGAACAGAAGGAGAGCGGTTAGTCCCTCTTCTCGAAATATTCCCAGGTTCTAAATTCAAATATGACGAAGTGACAAAGCCAGATGATTTCATATCTCCGTATATTGGTAAAGAATATCGGTCTGGGACTGAGGTTCTTAGCATGGGCCTCCAAGGCATTTACACACCAGAATCGGCATTTGTTAAGAAGAGAAATCCAGATGGGAGCCTTGACAAGAAGATCATAACGGATGACCCAGAATTCTTGAATCTAATTATTGGCCTAATCGTGAAAGGGTGATATAGCCATGGAAGAAAGGACAAAAGAGTTGATTGATTACTTCGACAACATACTCGTTCCTAGATATGAGAAAAAATTTGGTGTAAGTCTTGATGATGCCATATTCTGGAATCCATTGCACGAACACGAAGACATCGAAGGAATTGAGTCTGCTGTAAAATCCCTAGAGAAAGCCATCATCCTAGGAAAACCATTGGAAGATATCCAATATTTCAACCCAGACGTTATCTATTGACGTCCGGAAGCACTCGAAAGAGTGCTTTTTTTGTGCTCAAAAACCGTCCGAATCATGCTCAAGACGTTAAACTGCGCAAGTATCAATCGTCAACAAAGACGTTAAAAAAGGAGGTTGTCCGAATGGATAACGAAAATGTAGAGCTAGAACAAGCTCAAGCAACACAAGAGCAACCGCAGAACGATAACGTCGACAATCAGCAAGCGGAAGCTCCGAAATCATTCTCCCAGGAAGAAGTGGACAAGATTGTCACTGACCGGGTGAACCGGGCCCTTAAGAAGGCAGAGAAAGAAGCGAAGGCAAAGGCTGATGAAGCCGAGAAGCTCCGCTCAATGAATGCCGAACAAAAGGCCAAATACGAGGCAGAGAAGAAGGACGCAGAGATTGCTCGTCTGACAGCTCAGCTCAACCGCCAAGGCATGGAGAAAGAGGCATCTAAGATGCTGGCAGAGTCCGGCATCACAGCTAATGACTCAATTCTAGCCTATGTGGTCCGAGATGACGCAGAACAGACGCAAGCAGCGGTCCAAGAATTCTCCGCTCTAGTCGATGCTGCATCCGAAGCAAAGGCTCGTACCATGCTAGCAGGTAAGACGCCTAAACGTGAAGAACACGCCAAGGACATCAGCATGGCAGACCTGGCAAACATGACGCCAGACCAAATCAATCAAAACTGGGATGCAATCAAATCATCCCTTGCAAAATAAGGAGGAAATCTAAATGGCATTTACTACTGGATACAAGAACTTTATCCCTACATTATGGAGCGCTCGCCTCTTGTCTCACTTAGACAACGCGTTGGTTGCATTGCAACTCGTTAACCGCGACTATGAAGGGGAAATCACCGCTTTTGGTGACACCGTTAAGATTAACCAAATCGGCAACGTAACAATCAAGGACTACACTGGCAACGACATTGATGCTCCAGAAGAATTGGACAGCACTCAATTATCATTGGTAATCGACCAAGCGAAATACTTTAACTTTGCAGTTAAGGACATCGCGAAGGCTCAAGCGAATGTAAACTTGATGGATGCTGCGATGGCTCGTGCTGGTTATGGTATGGCATCAGTTGTCGACACTGACATCTTCTCAGAAATCGCAGCTCAAGCAGCGAACCGAGTAGGTACTACTGCTAAAGCAACTGAGGTGGATGTAGCCAATGCTTACGACTTAATCGTAGACTTAGGCGTGACCTTGGATGAGAAGAACGTACCGCGCGAAGGTCGCAAGCTCGTATTACCTGCATGGTATTTAGGCTTACTATCTAAAGACGCTCGCTTTACTCGCAACTTCGAAATCTTAGCTAATGGTGTGGTTGATGGAGCTATCGTTGGTGGCTTCCAGCTCTTGATGTCTAACAACCTCAAGAAAGAAACTGGCGGCGTTGTCCACTCTGTTGGTGGTACTACACAAGGCATGACATTTGCTAACCAAGTCGTAGAGACCGAAGCATACCGTCCAGAGAAGAACTTCTCAGACGCTGTCAAAGGTCTTAACGTTTGGGGTCGTAAGGCAGTACAACCTAACTGCTTAGTTGACTTCATCATCAAGCCTAAAGCCTAGGCGGTGACTGACAATGCCTTACATCGACAAAACCAAAACGTTGTTGGGCATTCTCGATGACCAACAAGATAAAGTCCTCTCTACAATCCAGGAGCTGACAGTAGCACAATTCCAGACGCTCACAGGAGCCAATCTGGTGCCATCTGACCTTTCCTGGGTCATCGTTGAGGTAATGGTCAAACGATACAATCGGCTCGGCTCAGAGGGGCTATCAAGCCAATCTGCGGAGGGGTTATCAATGACCTTCGATAGCTCTGACTTTGAGGCCTACGCATCTATTCTGGCTAAGCGATTCAAGCCTGCCAGAAAGAGTGGGGTGAAATTTATATGAGATTCCGAAGCAGGATAACCTTCGTCAAAAAGACAGCCAAGCGCAAGTATAACCCAGACACAGGCCAACATGAAGGCGGAGAGAGCTCCGAAGTGTCACGTCCTTGTGTTCTATTGGATGCAGGTCTGGAGCTCTCACAGCGTCTTTTTGGAGGCTATGAAGAGGGGCGAAAGGTGGCCATGGTACAGCAACCATACACAGCAGACTTTGACCACGTCATGGTCGATGGTGTGAAGTACCGAGTAAAGTCCATTACTCGCCAAGGCAGGTCTTTTGTTCTGGAGCGTGATAGTATTGCACGTTAAAATCAACGGACTAGAGGACTTAATCAAGAAATTCGGTGAGATGAAGGCCAAGACGGCCGTCAAGCTCATCGTCAAGCAGAATGGCGCAGAGCTTCAAAGCAAGATGGAACGCAATGCGGTATTCGTCAAGGGTTACTCAACAGGCCAAACGAAGCGAAGTATTCCGGTAGGCGCAGGGTTTCGTGATGATGGGATGACAGCTTATGCTGGACCAACAACGGAATATGCGCCCTATTTGGAATATGGGACTCGATTCATGAGTGCACAGCCATTCGTCAAGCCTGCCTGGGAAGTCCAGAAAGAGCAATTCAAATCTGATATGCGGAGGTTAGTAGGGCGATGAAAAAATCAGTAGACCAACAAGCGTTTGATGCTATTTACAAGGTATCGGATGCACTTGGATATTCCACTCATGTGGAGCTACCAGATGCTAAAGAACCCTATCCCTTCGTTGTATTGGGTGAGGTTCAAATCATCCCACTGGCAACACTGTCGGGGATGCTAGGGAGAGTGGTCGCAACCATCGACGTATGGGGGACCAGTGACTCTCGACGAGAAGTGGCTAGTATATGTCAATCACTGCTGGTCAATTCAAACTATCTGGCTATGCAGACGATTGATGCTAGCCTTGACGCAAACGCGTCGAATTTCAGAATTCTTAGAGATGATAGCACCGAATCAGTGCTCTGGCATGGTGTGCTATCGCTCGAATTTAATTTGAGGAGGAAATAATCAATGGCAGAATTAACACCTATTCATGGTAAATCACGTTTCTTACTTTTCCGTCTATTAAAGGACGCAAAGACTAAGACAGCAGCTAAGTTGGCATTACAAACGGAGCACGAATGGAGCTACGAGCGTGATGTCGAGCAAACAAAGACCAAAGATGGGTCCATCCCTAGCTCTGGCGCTTTGGAAGTAAAATTGGATATCAAAGCAATCGCTAGCTACGACGATGTCAACAAGATGCTAGAGAAAGCTGTTACCGAGGACGAAATCTTAGAGGTTTGGGAAATCGACATCTCCAAGCCTAACTCTGACAAGACTAAGTATGCTGCTAAGTATGCTCGCGGTAAGTTGAGCTCTTGGACATTGCCTAACAACTTAGATTCTAACGTTGAAGTGTCAACTAGCTTCGTTGTTGAAGGGCGTCCAGTGGATGGTGAAGCTACCTTGACGGATGAGCAAAAACTCTTGATTAAGGCAGCTTACGACTTCGCAGACACTACTATCGGTAGCTAATACTAGGCCCCTAAATGGGGCCTTTTTTATTTAGATTAGGAGGAAAACGCAATGAATAATAAAGCAACACTACAAATCAACGGTCAAAGTTACTTACTAACTTTCGGTCTCAAATTCCTGGAGCTATTGAATAGCAAATATACGCTTGAAATCGATGGCTTATCAGTAGGCGCTGGCCTCGTGACAGTATGGACAGAGCTCAAGATGCAAAACCCAGTCATGATTCGCGACATGATTCTATTCGCTACTGCAACCAACGTCAACCGACCAAGCGAGGATGAGGTGGAAGCCTATATCTTCGAGCAACTTGAAGATGAGGAGAAGGCAGTCGCTCTATTCAGCCAATTTGGTGATTTTTTAACGCTTGCACCAGGTGCTCGCCGATTCATCAAAGCAGCGGAAGAAGCGACATCACAGGCAACTCAACCAGCTCAAACAGAGAAACCAGCCAAGAAAGCGACCAAGAAAACCGCTTCGAAGTAGCAATCTATAATTGCCTTCGCTATCTCGATGTAAGGAGCCTGGATGAGGCATGGAATATGTCTCTGGCTGAGTACAATCTGCGGATGACTGCCTATCAAGAGCGCAGGAAAGAAGCGGAGAAGGAGGCCATGGCTAGATTGTGGCTCCAAGAACGTGTGCTCAAAGCAACCGATAAGGACGGGACCTATACTATCAAGACGTGGGATGACTTCTATCCGGAAGATAAGCCTAAGCCGAAGGTCAATCCGATGCTTTATAAAGTTGCCGAGAACCTCCGTAAATTCAGAGAGAAAGGAGGAACTACATAGATGGAACAATATTCAGTCGAGGCCGTCCTGTCGGCTGTCGATAAAGGATTCACGTCAACGCTTGAGAAAGCCGGGAACGCGGTTAACAAGCTCCAATCTGGCACTTCTAAGGTCACTAGCTCTATTGTTGGCTCGTACAAGAAGATGGCGGTTGGCGTCGGTGCTGCGATGCTCGGAACAGGTGGTCTGGTAGCTACGTCTGTGGCTACTGCCGGCGAAATGAGAGCCACTGAGGCTCAATTTGAGCAGGTGTTTAAGGGAGTTGAATCCAAAGCGACAGCGGCCTTGCAAGGCATCGCAAAGGAGACTAGCATTCTCCCTAGCCGGATGAAGCCGGCATTCAACCAAATCGCTGCCTTTGCCAAGGTGGCTGGTCGTGAAGCTCCAGAGGCCCTGTCGTTCACCGAGAGAGCCATGAGAGCTGCGGCCGATACGTCAGCTTACTGGGATAAGTCCTTGGAACAGGTAACTGATGACCTCAAATCGTACTTGAAAGGTAACTTCAACGTTGCTGACAACTTGGGGATTCTATCTACCGAGACAACTCGTAACGCCAAGGCGATGGAGCTGTTTGGTCAGAAGTATAAGGACCTCAAGGGCGTACAGCAACAAGAGGTCTTGCTCAAGATGTACGAGGAAGCCAACAAACTGTCTGGCGCGTTGGGTCAAGCCTCGCGCGAAGCTGATGGCTTCGAGAACGTCATGGGTAACTTCAAGGGGAAATTCAAGGAGATTCGGAACGCTATCGCAGCGCCTTTGCTAGATGGCTTCCTAGGTGGCATTAAGAAGGCAACTCAAATCATGGGGGCCTTGGCTCCTAAGATGGAGATATTCTATGCCGCACTAGCCAAGACCAACGTCGGTCAAGGTCTTATCAATGCATTCAAGCAGATAGGTAATGGCGCAGATAAGCTCTTATCCATCATAGAGGGCCTAAACGAGAACAGCTTTGCTGGACTCGATAAGATGGCCGCTAGCTTAGGCGCAGTACTAGCAATCTTCCCACTCCTCAACGTGGCCAACGTGGGTCTGTCTAAGCTACCTCTTGCCTTTGAGCTTGGTAGTGCAGCAGCAGGTAAATTCAAATCAGTTACGTTTGGAGCCTTCGATGGGCTCAAGAAAGGCGCAGGAGCGGTCAGTGGGCTAGCCTCTAAGATTCCTGGAGTAAGCTCTGCTATCTCCTCTCTGGGGGGCAAATTCACCTCGATTTTCACGCCTGCAACAGCAGCTATCGAAGGTATTGCAAACAGATTCCCGCTTATTGGGAAGGGTGCTAACGCGGCTGGTGTGGCCATGACTCAATTCGGTAAAGGCTCGCTAGGAATGGCTACTCAAACAACCGGGGCTATTGCTAAGCTAGCTAAGATAGGGCTACAACTGGTAGGGCCTGTCGCGGTGGTTGGTGCATTGATTGCAGCACTAGGGCTAGCAAACAATGCCTTTGGCGAGCAAATCGGGAAGATGATTAACACAGCGGTTACTCAAGGACCGCAAATCATCACCAACTTGGCTAATGGTATCATCAGCCAGATTCCAGGACTTATTCAGTCCGGTGTCCAGCTTATCCAAGGCCTTGGCAATGCTATTGCAGTCAACCTGCCAGTACTGGTTCAAAAGGGTGTAGAAATCATCGTGACCTTGGTCCAAGGTGTGAGCTCGGCCATGCCACAGCTCATCGCTACCTCTATTCAAGTCATCACGACGGTGGTCAACAGCATCATCAGTGCTATTCCTCAACTTGCTTTGGCAGGTATGCAGGTCATCCTATCCTTCGTGGATGGATTGATGGCCAACATGGGGAACATCATCACAGGTGCTAATCTCATCATCACCAACCTGGCAAATGCTCTTAATACCTACCTGCCTCAAATCATTGATACAGGGGTCCAAATCATCGTCAACCTCATCACAGGGATGGCGAACAATATGCCTCAAATCCTAACGACGATGCTTCAAGTCGTGCAAACAATCATCACTGCTCTGACTAATAATCTGCCTAAGATTATTGATGGCGGTATCAAGATTGTTAAGGCGTTGATTACAGGTATAGTGCAGAATGCACCTCAGATTCTGAGTGCAATCGGGCAACTTGTCGGCATGATTTTCAAGGCCATCGTAGATAATGGACCACAAATCCTTAGAGGTGGCTGGGAAATTATCAAATGGCTTGGGAAAGGTCTTGTAGAGACCACAGGCGAATTACTTAAGATTGCCGGAGAGCTTGTCATGAAGGTGGTCAATGCTATCAAGGATGGCGTGGCTAAGTTTGGGGCTAGCGTCTGGGATGGCTTCAAGAAGGGTCTTGCTAAACTCAATCCGTTCGCCAAGAAAGAAGCAGATGCGATGGTTGAGACTGTGGCCGAAGCAGGAGAAAAAATGGGCGAAGCTACTGACTCACTTGCTGAGGACATGGGTTCTGATATGGAGGCAGCCAAGGAAGCTGTAACAGAACAAGCTGACGAGACAGCGGCTAATGTAACGCAGTCATTCAGTCAGATGAACACTGACGCTACCGGACAATTCGACTTGATGAGCCAGAACGTGAGTGGTTCTGCTAGCACGATGAACACTAAAGTGACTGATTTCCTTGGTCAGATGCTTGGTAATGTATCATCACTGACTCAACAAACGACCGAAGTAGCACAAGCTAACACTCAGCCTGTTGGGACCTTTGGAGACTTCTACAACAGCCTCAACGATGATGCCAAGCGGTATCTTGGGGAGTACAATGCAGTCGTTGATTTACTCACCGCAGAGACAGCGAACCAAGCCTTTGCTAACACAAGCGAGGTCAAATCGATGTCCGAGTGGTGGGAGTCACTGCCAGAATGGACTCGTAATTCTCTTGAGAAGTATGGTGTGACCGTCGATAGCTTGACTCAACAAGCTGTCGATAAAGGGAAGGCCAACACAGAGGGCGCTATGAGTTTTGCTGACTACTATGCAAGTCTCACGCCACAGGCTCAAGCCTACTTAGGTGAATACAACGCTGTTGTGGACCTCATGACAGCCGAGACAGGAGATACCGCCTTCAACAACACGTCAACGGTGTTGAGTGCTGCTGATTGGTATGCCAAGTTGCCAGAATGGACTCGAAACTCACTAGCTCAGTACCAGTCCGAGGTTGACACTGCGACAGCTAACACAGCGAATACCGCAGTGGCCAACACTGCTCAAGTAGAGCAAGCTAGCTTTAGCTATCAAAACTTTGCTCAAGGTGCCATCAATGCCATCTCTGGATTGGTTGGTGGTGTGTCTGCTAACACTGCGACCGCTGCCTCAACGGTAACCAACAACTCGCAAGAGGTCTCCAATGCTCAGACCTACTACGAGACCTTGAGACAAGCCTCGACCTCTGCTCTGCAAGTCATGGCAGGTCAAATTACATTCATCTACACGAAGCTGACCGGCGATGTTGTCCATCAATCAAACAAGATGGCCACAGATACCGGCACAAGCTACGAAGGGATGAAAACAAACGTCATCAGTAAGTTGCAATCGATGCTTCAAGTGACTCAATCCAAACTCGTGACCATCATGTCAGCCTGGACCAGCGCCATGTCTAAGACTAACTCTGTTGTTTCCAGTGCCATGTCGAGCGTGGAGAGTCGGGTGTCTAGTGCCATGTCGAGCGTCCTAAGCTCGATGAACAGTGCTGCTGGCGGTGCTTATAGCGCAGGTTATAACACTGGTCTGGGCTTCTACAATGGTCTGTCTGGAATGGCCTATTCCATTTACAGCCTAGCAGCATCTATCGCTAGCAACGTAGCGGCAACCATGAGAAGTGCCTTAAGCATCCATTCTCCGTCTCGTGTCATGGAGAAAATAGGTGGCTATACCGGTGAGGGCTTCGTCATCGGGTTAGCAAGCAACCTCTCGGATGTCGTAGAGACCTCCAAGTCATTAGCTATGGCAAGTATGCCGGTAGCAATGGCAGGAGGTGGCTACATCGGAAGTCAAACAGTATCGGCTCACAGCTCAATCTCTGGCATTGGTTCAGTAGCCAAGGCTACACAACCCCTGGAAGTTATCTTACAGATGGGCAGTAGCGAATGGCGCGCATTTGTTGATGACGTGACCGAAACGCAACAAGTAAACGCAAGATTAAGGAGAGTGTAATATGTATCAATTCCAAGACCCTAACGGTCGAATCACAACTGATGCAATCATTGCTCCCTCTGACAACTTGACCGTCAATGGTCAACGCCTGGACGCTGTGGTCCCTGGTTATCGGCATCTATACGTCGATGGCCGGGGCCTTATCGCCCAGGAAAATGATTCTGACAAGGTCCCTGGGAGAGCAGGTGTCGCTCTTAAAGGTCGGCAGTATGCTTCCAGGAAGATAACCGTCTACTATCAAATCAGAGTCGGCTCATCAAGAGAGCTAAGAGATAGCTATGCAGCCCTTAACAAGGCTCTAGCAGGCAATCTGACGCTATCCTTTGCTGACGAGCCACTGTGGGAATACGAGGCTATTCTAGCCGATGTATCAGAAGGTCCGGAGCAATCATTGGACGTCAAAGGCCACTTCACTCTGCTTTGTCCTAGTCCTTGGAAGTATCTCCAAAAGCAGACCTCATCAAACGGTCAAATTCGCCTCTCTCACGCGTCGGAAGTCACGCCCTTAAAACTATCTGTGATTACATCCAAAGTCTCTGACAGGGTGGAAATAATCAACAGAGGACAGCGCATCGTCTTAGGCGGTAGCTTCGCCTCTGGCCAGCTAGTGACAGTGGAGTACAAGCCGGACGAGATATCCATCACCTATGGTGGACGGAGCATCTTGCATCAGCTCCAACGGTTCTCGGACCTAGAGAACTTCACGCTACGAGATGGTGACACAGTAACAGCGGTCAATGCGACCATCCAGACGATTGAATGGAGGGACAAGCGCTTATGATTTACCTCTACAACAACCAGGAGGAGCTTATTCGCGTCGTTCCGTCTGATTCAGTCTATTCTGCTTACCACACTCAATCACTAACTGATGAGCGCTACGTCTCCGAATTATTGGAGGCGGAGCTTATCGAGTTAGATGATGCCTTTCTGGACCAAGTGGAATACATCAGTATTCCGAATATGGATGACAAGTACAAGCATCATCTATTCTTCGTCACACGAACCTCGACAGAGATCGGAGCTACTACCTTTTTCGGTACTCAGAGTGGTGTAGAAGAGCTCAGAAAGACGCCTGTCAAGGACATCAGACCACAGAACCAGCCGGCCGCAACAGTAGTCAGACGATTACTGGAAGGGACCAACTGGCAAATGGGTTACATGGCCGATGTGCCAACAGCGTCAACGAACTTTTACTACACCAACGTCTTTGAGGCTCTTAAGACTGTCTGCCAGGTGTGGGGCTTAGAGATGCAATTCTTCGTAGAGATTAACGGTAACCAAGTAGGTGCTCGTTACATCGAATTTAGGAAGAAACTTGGCACACACAGCGGAGAGCGCGTGGTTTATGGCCACAATGCGCTTAAGATTATCCAAGAGTCCGAGAAGGTAGAGCTTTATACAGCTCTCATCGGTCGTGGTAAGGCGCTAGAAGTCTCTTCGGCTCAAGACAATGCATCTGGTCAAGCTGGCTACGGACGCAAGCTGACGTTCGCAGACATCGAATGGCGAGCCAACAATGGTAAGCCGGTAGATAAGCCTAAAGGTCAAGAATACGTCGAGCTCAAATCAGCAACAGTCAAGTATGGCATCAAGTCAGCTAATGGCAACCGGCCGAAGGTCGGTGTGGTTGAATTTGAAATCGACGATGCGGAGCTATTGCTACAACGGACCTATGAGCGACTGCTAGAGGTAAGCCGGCCAAGTATGACCTTTAAGACCTCCACCGCCTATCTCAAAGGCGCCAGAATCGGGAACACCGTCCGGGTAATCGATGCAAATCGTCATCTGGACTACGAGACTCGCGTCTTTGAAATCAAGTGGAATCGCATCGACAACAGCTCGACGGACGTCAAACTGGGCGACCAGACCAACGTCTCGGAGGGAGCTAAGGCATTACAGCTCAAGCAAGAGCTAGAGAACAAGATGACCGGTGGCATCATCCAACGAGTCATCAACTATCTGCCAAGTGCAGATGGCAAGAACACCAACTGGTACACCGACTTTGACCCTATTTCAAAAGCGGAGACAAAGGGCAAGGTTCGAATAGGCGATACCTGGTATCAACCGGACCCGACCGACGAAAGCGAGACTATCGTCAAGGTGTGGACCGGTGAGCTATGGAAGGAACTATTCCGGACCAAAGGCTGGACAGACGTAGAGCGTGAGCAAGCAGAGCTCAAGAAACGAGCGAAAGCCCTTGAGGTTCAGCTCGAAACTGTCGAAGGCGCCAAACTGCCAGAGATGGCCAAGCGAATCGAAGCTCTGGATGACCAGGCAAAGCTGTCGGTCGGCATTATCGGGAACGACAAGGAGCAAATCTACTCTGCTAACCGCATCCCAGTCGAGATTGACACGTCTCAAGACGTCTTAGTTAGATTCGAGGATGGCAAGCTGACATTTACTCACAACGGGTCCGGATTCACTCCAGGACAGCCATACACCTTAGCTGGCATCAATCGCTTTGTAGAGCGGCCATATAACAAGCTAACAGTGATGGGTACAGAAGGAATGACAGTGACTGCTAAGCCGGACAATGCCAAATATCCGACTAGAGGGGGCTCCGGGGCGATTGTATCAATTCCGAAAGCCTACCATGACAAATACACAATCACTGCTATTGCACCTGGACTGGTTCCTAGAGTTTATAAAGTGCAGGTTAATACTATTACTGTTATAAAAGCTCATCAAACTGCGCCAGTGGCACATGAACTGGTGGAAGTCGATGGGGCTATCAATAAAATTACTCACATTGGACAGGACGCAGTTGCTTACTGCCTCTTGTCCAGCATAGAAACTACTATCAAAATGGGGGACTGGTAACATGGCCTTAAGCCAATTACAACTCACTAATGCAGGGACCAGGGAACTGGCCAAAGGCCAAGCCTTGACCCTAACGAAAATCGCGATTGGGGAAGCTCAACAGAGCAACCCAGCAACTGCTACCAACCTATCTCGTAAGATAGGTGAGGTGGCTCCTACGGTGACCACAGACGGTGATTACCAGGTAATCGAGGGGGTGTTTGATAACATTGCTCTCAACATTACAGTAGAGAAGAATATTCAAGAGGTCGGCATCTTCGGGAAAGTAGGAAATGGGCCAGAAACGCTCATCTACTATGCCAAAGGGCAAGCCTTTCTCTTTCCTGCCAAGACACAGCAACAGATGACTGTCAAGATGCCATTCAGAGTGAAGATTGTAGGCGCTCCAGAGGTGAGGGTCGAAATCAACAATCAAATCAGTGGCATGGCTACGGTCGAGTCAGTAAATCGAGTGCAAGACACTGTAAACAAGTTTAAGACTGGGACGGTTTCTGAGCTAGATAGGCTTATCAGCACCGAGAATCTAGGAGCTTTGCTTGGCAAAATAGTCAAAACTAACAATGACGTTGATAATTTATCGACTCCTGGTATTTATCAATACACAACGAATATGTCGTCTAAGGGTATCTCTAGCTCCTATGGGTTTATCCTTGTCTTTTCTAACGGAGTGAGGACCCCTGGACAAGATGGACACTTTACCTGGCAACTATTCGTTGGCACGAATGGTCGGATGTGGGTTCGCAAGCGAATCAATAGAGAAGCGTGGAATGTTACTGATGTGGCGAACGGGAATGTACTTACTACATTACTTAGAAAATTTGGTTTGGACGAATGGGGAGCAAGTGTTGCTATTAACACTTGCCCAGCAGGGACAAGTTTTGGTTCCTACCTCAACAGCAATTTGGTCCCTATCGGATTTAGCATCGTAAGAGATATGAACGCCCCTGTCAAAGAAGTGTTTGTGTGGAAACCTTCATCCAGCTACGCATATTGCTTCGCTCCTCATTGGAATAATGACTTCTATGTCGCGTCTTTAACCAACAATGTTTGGGGGTCGTGGGTGAATCTGTCACAGCACACCAAGCTAGCAACTAGCAACAACAATCAAGACTTTGGGGACTATCTCAAATCTGACGCGGTTCCGGTTGGAATCTCTATGCAGAAAGACTCTAAGAGCGGTGCATTCGGGACAGCTACCAAAGTGGACAATAATAATGTCATGTTCTCTGGTACGCTTCGCAAAGGCAACAAGACCTATCAAGTCGTGATGTCGATTGTCAACGGCGTTAAGCCTAGCGCCTTCACAGAATGGTCCTTGACTGATTAGGCGGTGATTAGATGGGCTTACATTTAGACGTCCAAATTGCCGACCAACTCAGACAGGTGCTCATTGATGGTGATGGGTCATTCTCGCACACATTCATTCCAAAGACACCAAACGATTTGATTCAACTCTTCAATGCAAGCGTTGAGCCGGATATGATTGGGGACAATGTTCTGACTCAGCTTCGGCTCGTTCATGGGTCTGATGCTGGGCCTTACGTCAAGAATACGTCGGAGGATAGTCGTATTGCTCAAATCTTTAAGAACTTGCAGCAATTCAGACTGGACTTCACTTCTCTTCGTGGTGACCTTGAAGCTCAAATCACCTTATCTCGGAATGGCTTACTAGCTCAATTTTTGGACAATAACAACAACCTGCGGACGGATATCGCGTCCATCGCCGGTCAGATTATTGCTAAGACATCTAGCGACACATCGGCATCTATCCGAGAGCAGACGCCTCGCATTATCAGAGATAGCGTGACAACAGACCACTTCAAATCCATCATCGAGCAGTCTCCGGACAAGGTCATCCAAGCCATTAGTGACAAGGTCAATGGCGGCGAGTCTATCTTTAGCCAAACTGCTGACGGATTCCGATTGGCAGGTAAGATGACCTCAATCACCGGCGAGACCTTGATTGAGAAGGGAGTTATTACTGACGCCAACATCAGCAACCTCAATGCTGACAAGATTACATTCGGGACACTCAACGGAGCTAAGCTAAAGGTAGTCAACATTGACGTTAAGAGCTTGGTTGGTAATGTTGCCGATTTTGTGCAAGCAAACTTTAACAGCATCAGCAATTCCCTCCATATCAATGGAGATGGGATGTATTCAACACGTCGAAATGGCTCCATATCTGCTAAATATCTTGCTGACGGAATCCAAATCTGGGGAAGTAATAGATGGGTTGGGTCATTATCTTATTGGGGTGATGACAACGGTAAAGGTGTTGTTCTTTGGGCGAAGAGTGGATTCACATTGAATCTAGGATATGGCTCAGAGGAGAGAATATTCAAAACGGCGCTGGAAATCAACGGAACCACTGGAGACATAAATGTCAATACCGCACTGATGTATAACGGTGTGGGATTTAAGATTGAAAAGTGGACTATCGGTAGCGAGCCTGGTGTCTTACTCAAAAATAAATATGCAAGTAGCGGAATATTCTTAGGTAATTATGGCAGTGTCATGTTGTATGACCATGCGGAATTCTACGGTAAGAATAGATGGGATACTTAGGAGGTACTATGGAAAACTTAGCAACAGATTCTATCAAAGATGCTTTAGGAGAGACAGCCTTGGAGCTAGCCAATGAGCGAGCAAATAAGGCGATGTATAAGAGAGCTTACGAGGCTCTTGAAAAAGAGAACAAAGAACTGAAATCACGCCTAGAAAAATTGGAGGTGCAGAATGATGTTCCGGATAGTAAGTAAGCAGCTCACATTTGATGCGGAACGAACCAGAGTGCTGGTACAATCAATAGATGGAGAGTACACAGCACTGGAGCGCGAAATTGATGGTAATCATCTAGCAACACCGGACAATGAGGTCATTGATATGGTGCTGCTAAAGGTGTATAAGGATTCTTTCCAGAAATACGCCATGAACGATGCCATCAAGAAAGCTGACCAGACCGCAGAGCAAGTCGTGACGCTTAATAAAACACTCGATGATTCTCAAGCAATCATTGAGGACCAACGCAAACAACTCAAACGAACAGAAGAGCTGATTGAGAAGGCTAGCGGCGCCATGCTCGAGCAGGCCGATGATAATGCAAACATAAGCGAGCATCTACTCATCGTCAAGTATCAAATCGAAGAGATGGCCAAGAGTATGAATTTCACTCTTCCAACCGAGGTCCCGGACTCATTCCGGGAGAAATATGAAACTGACAAAGAAGCCGGACACTCCGACAAGGAGGAAAAAGAGGAGGCTGATGGTCATGCTGAGTCGCATTAAAGAATTGGCATTATCAGCAACCACCCACGTTCGGAACTTGTGGGGAGGAGGGACAAATTTATGGAATTACATTTCTTATACGCTCGACACATTGAGCTTGCAAAACGTACTTTTGCATCAGTGCCACGTCGACACAAAAAAGGCGTTCGTGAGCAACTCCAAATCCTCGGCTTAGCTGACTTGGAATTCATGACGTTAGACCAGCTCAAGCAACGTCTTGAAGAGTTGGAACAAGGCGAAGAGTAATCGCCTCAAATTATAGGGTGCCTAGTGCACCCTTTTTATTTTTAAGTGAGGTGATTCGATGAGTGTAGCGGAGCTCACAGCCTTAATCGGGGCCTGTGGAGCTGCCTTAAAAATAATCTGGGACATGGTACAGAGCACAAAGAACCTCTCCAAGCAAATAGGAGAGGTGCTCGTAAGAATGGATACGCTGGAGACGAATCAAAAGAATCTCCAGATAGTAGGTCAAGCGAATAGCCTGGCCAATCGCAATCTAACTAGATATCGAATTAGGCAAGAAATGTTAAAAGCCATACGCCGAGGCTATGAGACATACGATAATTTTGAAGAAGTAGTCAATCTTATCGATGGATATCATGCTGCCGGAGGTAATGGCGCAATCGATGCTCTTTATCAAGAGTATATTAAACTACCAAGGAGAGAAAAATAATGAACAAAATTAACTGGGCAGTGCGCTTGCAACGCAAATCGTTTTGGGTGGCTTTAATTGGCTTGTTGGTTATCTTAAGCCAACAATTAGGAATTAAACTCTTCCCCGAAAACGTTTCAGACATTACAAACACCATTTTAGCCATCGGGGTATTAGTTGGTATTATTAACGACCCGACAACGGCAGGGTTAACCGACAGCGCTCAAGCGTTGACTTATGAGGCTCCTAAAGAGTCCTAGAAAGGGGTGAATCCGTATGCTTAAATACGGAAACTACACCCTCTCGGACGATTTGATTGGCAAGATTCAGAAAGTTGCTCGGCACTACGATTTGGTGCCGAGCTTCGTTATTTGCCAGCTCTGTCACGAGACAGGGTGGGGGCAACATCCTAAGTCAACATCTGCGAGGACAGATAATAACTGGGGTGGGGCCACATGGTACAAAGATTCAACCGAACCGTTTACAAGAGGGAGCGGAGTCACTGTAAGGCCTGGTCTGGCGCGTCCATCTGACGAGGGTGGCTACTATATTCACTATGACAGCGTCGAGGACTACTTGAAAGACTTTGGATGGCTTCTACGAAACGGTGGCTATTACAAGTGCAGTGGCAAGAAAACACTTAGAGAGTATGCTTTGGGTCTATTCAAGTACGGTGGAGCTGTCGCAGACTACGCTGGTGACGGAAACAACTCCGAGAAGGTCTTTAATTCTTACTATAACAGCATGAAAACTATCCACGATGCGCTCAATGCAGATGGCTCGTTGGATAGTATCGATAAGGGGGAATCTAGCAATATGGCTGGACTACAATCATTATTAAGCATTGCTCGTTCATACGTCGGCGAGCAAATGTATGGCTCCGGACATCGTCGCGTTGTCGACACTTACAACGGCCAGAATCCATTGCCGGTTGGCTACAAGCTCAAGATTGACGATGACTGGTGCGCCGCATTCGTGACAGCAATGTCTATCTTATCTGGCAACTACGCTCTGACAGGTGGCGAGTGTGGCGTGGAGCGCTTCGTCCAGAACGAATTCCAACCGAAAGGAATTTGGTTGGGCAAGGTCCGTCCTCAAGCAGGTGACATCATCATCTTCGACTGGGACGCAAACCGTTGGGCTGACCATATTGGTTACGTTGAAAGCGTGTCTGGCGATACGGTCTACACAATCGAAGGTAATTCTGGCAGTCCGAGCGCTGTCCGTCGGCAATCTTACACATGGAATATGTGGCAGATTAAGGGCTACGCTCGTCCTAAATGGGGCGATGCAAGTCCTGCTCCGTTATCTAGCGGTGGCAAATCAATCGACGCTATCGCTCAAGAAGTGCTAACTGGCGCCTGGGGCAATGGCGATGACCGTCGCAGTCGCTTAACTGCTGCCGGCTATGACTACACAGAGGTCCAAGCCAAGATTAACGCTATCCTCAACGGAGACTCTGCTCCAGCTCGTAAAGAGGGATGGAATCAAGATGACACCGGCTGGTGGTACGTCGTAGATGGCGAATATCTCAAATCAGAGTGGCGCAAGATTGGTGACTACTGGTACCTATTCGACCGCCATGGCTATGCTTATTGCAACGGCTGGGGTCTCGACGGTGACAAGTGGTATTACTTCGATGAGAACTGCCACATGGTGACCGGATGGATTAAATATCGCGACAAGTGGTACCATCTGGAGGATGAAGGAGAAATGTCATCCAAGGAGTACGTCAAAGGCTTTGATGGCCGACTGTACTACGTTACCGAAGAAGGCTCAATGCTTGAGTCTACGGATATCGCAGTACATGAGGACGGTAGTCTTTACGAAGTATCAACAGGCAAGCCAATCGGCACATTCTAGGTCCGATATTTTAGACCAACCAAAATAAGTCCGGAAAACCGGACTCCTTTTTATG